ATTAATAACAGTGATTGGTGCTTACTTCGGTGGTAGATCACTAGAAAAAGTAAAAAAATAAATTATGGGAATAAATTCAACAGAAGTCCATTATGGTTTTGGACAGTTAGGTAGTGCTTTTAATGATGGTGCTGCTTTAATGAAACCACCAACAGGCAAGGTGTTTATAGCAATAACAATGTTAGCTGACACAACTTTTGAAGATCATGGTGGTTTAGTTGCAGAACAAGATCCTACTGGATCTGGTTTTGAGTGTATATCTACAGAAGCAGCAGACGGTACTGTTCAAACAGCGCATGACGCTAGTGATGGAAGTGAAAGTGCTTTAACTGGATCTGGAGGTTTAAAAGTAGATAATAGTAATACTTTTCCAAAAGGTATAACTATCTATGGTAGATGGACAGAAATACATCCAGCAACCGGTGGTCCGATTATAGCTTATATAGGAGATTAATGTTAGGATTAGGAAATAGTTTAGTAGGAGATTATCCAGGTGGTTGGACTCCAGCAGATCTTGGAAGTAAACTAATACATTGGTATAAGTTTAATACTGGCATTACAACAGTTACAGCATCAAGTGTAGCTGGTCAAGTATCACAATGGACAGATCAAAAAGGTAGTAATAATTTAGCGCCTGCTGTTACTAATGATAAAACCAAAATGCCTAAATTAGATACTGATAACGCAATACTTTTTAATACATCAACTGATTCATTACTTTTTTCTTCAGCGTTAACTTTAGGAAAATTCGCTATATACGGAAGATTTAAAAGCGGTGATTTTAACGATCGTTTTCTTCAGCAAACAGATGGTTCTGAGTTTATAAAATTTCAAACAACTACAGAATTTAGAATACAACCAGTAAGTGGCACTAGGCACGATATGACTATATCTGGTGATGCTAGTTTAGCTAATAACACAAAATTTACAGCTGGATTTGAAAGAGATGGTGATGGAGATTTTTTAGCATCAGCCAATGGTTATGCGTCAGGAACTAGTGCTAACACAGCTATAAGTAACACAGTAGACGTTGAAGAAGTAGGACCTGAATCTGCTAATTTTTATGTATACGAATTTATAATATGCAACGACGGTTTATCAGCAGGAGAAAGAACAGAACTTAACACGTATTTAGACGCAATATAATAATAATTAAATTAAATAAAATGGCAAAAAACACAAGTAAAAAAATTAAAGAATTAAAAGGAGTTAAACCTGAAAAAATTACAAACGACGAATTAAATCAAGTACAATCAATTATTAATAATATAAATAGAGCTCAGCTAGAAATAGGTAGTTTTGAAAGTAAAAAACACAACATGTTACATCACGTTGGCACTTTACAAGAAGAATTATCTAAATTACAAATAGACTTTAAAAAGAACTATGGTACAGACGATATTAATATTCAAGATGGTGCTATAAATTATAGTAAAGATGAGCAAACTGATTAGAAAAATAACTGTAGGTAAAGATTATAAAGAAAACGCTATGCACTATGCGGTTGGTCAAGAGGTATATGGAGGTCATACTATTTGTGATATTATAGAAGAAGAAGATAAATATTCTATCTATATTAAAAAGAAAAAAGACGTTTTACCTTGGAAAGATTTTAACAAGAATATGGCTGTATCCGTAGAATATAATTTAGAATACTAATATGACTAGAAGAAAAAGAATATACGGCAAGAGAAGAAAAAGATCTTTTTTCAAACAAAAACCAAAAGAGAGGCAAGGTAGTGTTTATGTTGGTGACAAGAAGTTTTCAGATAAACCAATGTACGAAGGTCAACAACCTTCAACACATTTGATGGCTTATGGTGAGTCTGATGGTAAGTTCGTAGCTTTTCCAACATTATTTCAAGATGATAATGGCACGTGGCAGCAGCCAGATAACCCATTTAGAGAGGCTATAAAAAGAAAAGAGATATATCAGTTTAGCACAGAACAAGAGGCAAAAGATTTTGCTGGTGGAAGCTGGAAAAATAGATGAAAAGCGTTTATAATTTTGTTGTAACACCAAAAGGAGAAAGATATAACAACAAAAAGAAAGTTGGTGATTCAGAGTTAATACTCAATACTGAAATATTTAATCATCAATATATAAATAGAGAAGCTATTGTTAAATCAACTCCTATTATTGGTGATACAGATATAAAACCAGGAGATACAGTTGTAGTACATCATAATGTTTTTAGAAGATGGCACAACGTGAAAGGTATTGAAAAAAATAGTAGGTGTTATTTTAATGAAGATACTTATTTTGTAAATAATGATCAAATATTTTTATATAAAAGAAACGGACAATGGAAAGCTCCTGAAGGGTATTGTTTTGTACAACCTATTAAAGAAAGAAAAAACTTAGGAGTTGATCAGGAAGAATCGTGTATTGGTATTATTAAACATACTGATGGTTCTTATGAAAAAGGAGACCTCGTAGGATTCACGCCTTTTTCAACATATGAGTTTGTGATCGACGGAAAGAGGTTATATAGAGTTATGACAAAATTTATTACAATTAAATATGAATACGAAGGAAACGAAGAAGAATATAATCCAAGCTGGGCAGAAAGCAGTAGAGGAACTGATTAAAGTCGCTAAAGAACCTATTGTAGATTCAGATGATGATATATCGGCAGATAGATTGAAAAATGCAGCGGCTACTAAAAAACTAGCTATATTTGACGCATTCGAAATACTCACAAGAATCCAAGAAGAAGAAAACTTGCTTGAGGGCAAAGCACCTGAAGAGACAGAGAAAAAAGTCTTTAAAGGATTCGCAGAAGGTAGATCTAAGTAATGTACAAGCAAAGTTTAGTTAATACTGTAGAGCCTATTAAAAGAACCACGATCACTAGAATGAATCGAGGTAAGAAAT